GAGGATTGAAACTAGCAACAACATATTATAGTGCTAAAAACTCATCTGCTAAAATTCAAGTGCATCAGGGAGGGAGTAGAAGCGGAAAGACATACTCTATACTACTCATGCTCATTGAGTTATGTAGCAAGAATAAAAACAGAGGAGCTATAATTACGATATGCAGAAAAACGTACCCAGCACTTAGAGGTAGCGTAATGCGAGACTTTTTCGAGATCCTGGAGAATGAAGGCATTTACAATCCTGAGGATCATAACAAGAGTGAGTCTATCTACAAACTATTTGGCAACCTTATTGAGTTTATCAGTATCGACCAACCACAAAAAGTAAGAGGCCGTAAGCGTGACGTGCTATTTATTAACGAGGCGAATGAATGCAACATTGAGGATTGGAGGCAGTTAATCCTGAGGACAACAGGTCGCATAATTATTGACTACAACCCCTCTGACGAATTTCATTGGATCTACGATGACGTTATCACGAGGGATGACGCAGACTTTTTCCAAACCACGTACAAAGACAACCCTTTCCTGGAACAAAGCATAATAGACACTATTGAACGCTTTAAGGAAACAGACGAAGATTTTTGGAGGGTGTACGGATTGGGCGAGAGGGGAACATCACGCACAACTATATTCAACCATTGGAAGCAAGTCAAGGTTGTACCCGAAGGGTTTAAGCTACAGAATTTTGGAATGGATTTTGGCTACACAAATGATCCGACAAGCATAGTAGCGGTTTATACGGATGGGGTAGATTTTTGCCTAGACGAGATTTGCTATGCAACAGGATTGACTAATTCAGCCATAGGCCAAACATTAAGGGATGCAGGAGTACAAAGAGCTGATGTGATTATTGCCGACTGTGCAGAGCCAAAGTCAATAGATGAAATACATGGGCATGGCTTTAACATCCACCCTTGCAGGAAAGGGGCTGATAGTGTGAGGGCAGGCATAGACTATATGAGGAGCAAAAAGTTGTATATTACAGAAAGTTCTATAAACGGCATAAAGGAGTTTAGGAACTACAAATACAAAGAGGACAAAAACGGAAAGATCCTAAATGCACCCGTTGATGCTTTCAACCATTTTATAGACGCCTCCAGGTATGCTATTACATTTAATCAGACCAACCCTAACTACCAAACCTACGCACTTGGTTAAAGTTAACATTTTTACAATAGTGCGTTTATATTATAGACATGCAATTCAAAGTACCAAAAACATATAGCGACCTTACGCTTGGGCAACTAATGATGTTGAACACAGAAATAGATGCAACAAAAAGAGTGGCTTATTGCACCGATACAAGCAAGGAAGATTTGAGGAAGATGCCTGCTAAAGAGATAGCAAAAGCAGATGAGCATTTAATGAAAATTAAGGACGAAGAAATTGGCAGACACTTTAAGACAATCACGCTAGATGGAAAAGAGTACGGCTTTATACCTGATTGGAACGAGTTTAGCTTAGGTGAGTGGATTGACATAGAGGAGTACTGCAAAGATTTTTGGGGCAATGCTCACAAGATCCTAGCAGTATTATATCGTGAGGTACATAGGTCACAAGGAGAAGCTTACACAATAAAACCTTATACGGCAAAAGAGGAAACAGAGGTATTTAAGCAATTACCTGCAAGAGTTTTCGGTGGCTCTATGGTTTTTTTTTTCACTTCAAGAAGGAGACTGCTGAACACTTTGCAACAATCTTTAGTGGAGGTGGCGAGGGTGACGATAAATTCGCTGAACGATGGGGGTGGTACCCCCTCCTCTATACCCTTGCAAATGAGGAGCTACTCAAAATTGACACGGTTACGGAGTTGGGTGCAAAGGTTGTTTTCTCGCACCTTGCGTTTCTCAAAGACTTAGCATTTAAGCAAAACAAAGACAAAGCATGATTACGTACAATAACATAATAAATAGGTTTGAGCTATTTGCAAAGGAGAATCAGCTCATCCGCACGTTTTCACATGGCTCACCTTCTGGGGTTGATCTTGACAAGTTTGAGCTATACCCAATTATGCATGTCGTTTATACAGGGGCGAACTACGAGAATACATCTAAGGAGTACAGCTTTGAAATTTACATTTTAGATCTTCCTGCTGACAAGGCAGATAAGATAGCTAACCAACAACAAATGGTTAGTAATGCCGAGCAAGTAGCTGAGGACATATTAGCAGATATGAGGAATGGCGATAAGATTTTTGACTTCGATCACCTCTACTCAGTCAGCACAGCCTTTACCACTCCCCTGGAGGAAACAACATCTAACTCGCTTTCGGGAATACTTTTAACTTTAAGCATCGAGGTAGGTTACACCTATGACTCATGCAATGCTCCTTTGGTTAAGTGACCACACTCAAAATTATAGTAACTAAAAACAAATAACATTATTGACTTTTTAACAACTAATTGGATTGAGCTACTGCTCGCCCTTATTACTTTTCTAGGTAGTTATACCGCGTTAACAGAAACGACAAAAGACGACTCTGTACTAGACATCGTAACACGCATTTTTAATGCTATAATACTTGGGCGTAATCGGTAGTGGCAAAGCAAAGTAAATACGAGAAAGCATTACTTAAGTACGCTCAGGATCTCAACCAAGCGGCTATGCGTGTTTTGGGGCGCAGAACGATAGGCAAAAACAAAACCTATGGTGAGGCCTCAGGGGCGTTAAGAAAGTCGCTTAAATTTGAGCTAAAGGGCGGCAAGATTATGTTTGGATCACCTTTGCCTTATTCACAGTTCATCTATTGGGGCGTGAACGGAACTGAAAAGAGAAGAGGCTCACCGTTTTCTTACGGCTCAAAGCAACCCCCTATGGATGCGATCAAAAAGTGGATGAGGGTAAAACCTTTGCGGCTAAGGGATGCTAAAGGCTCTTTCGTTTCACAACAAACTAAGGTTAACAAAAAAACAGGTAAGAAAACTGACCCTATGGATGGCCCTGCATTTCTTATTGCACGAAGCATAAAAAAGAAAGGTATCGCAGGACTAAAGTATTACGAGAAAGCGTTTGATGAAACCTACAAGAAGGCGCAGAAAAAACTAAGCGAGGCTTTAGCTGAGGATCTATTTGACGAGCTTGATGGAGACCTTGACGACAAATAACGAAGAGAAAAATGGCAGCAAAAATAGAAAGTAAACCAACAAAGATACGCCCGGCAAATCAGCCCCTTATCTTCAGCCTTTCATACACATTGACAGTACCTGATCGCTATGTTGTCCAGGTTTTTGAGGACTCAGTTGAGTTGGCTAAATTGTATCTTACGCCTAATACGAATGGCTATGTACACTTTAACCTAGCAGACATAGTTCGGGATCGTGTAAGTGTAGATGACAAAATACGTGATGAGAGCGAAACTCTTTTAAGTTATGAGGATCTACCTTTTACTACAGGAAGGGATGGGCTTAAAAAGTACGAAGTAAAAGTGGGTACGTTTACAGGAACTTTAGAAACGCTAAACGATGACAGCGCTACCGTTTACCTCCTGGATGGAGCAGAGCAGTTGAGTGCAGGATTGCACCCAAGCTTTGCAGACTACTACCCTACATCAGCTACCAAGACTGTATGGCTTACAGACAGAGTTGGTGTTGATGACGTTATTACAATAGAGGCTAGGGAGGAAGACGAGGGCTGTGTTGCTTTCTTAAATGACATCAATATAATAGGAGGGCTTGCAGCACAAATAAAATATGAATTGAAAAATGCAGCAGGTACAGTTTTAGCTACAGAGTATAATACTATAAATGCAGTCAATGGAGCGCAGCTACCTACGGCTGCTGACATCAACCAAAAGCTAACGTATCTTATGGCTTACCCAAAAAACCTAGAGCAGTGGATCCCGTTAGGATCTAAACCTTCGGCACACCCTACGTGGAGCTATTATGAAATACAGTTGCTATCGGGCTCGAGCTTTAAGGTTAGTAATATACTTAGAGTCAATAAGTTATGCACACAAATCAAGCACAACAATACGCAGTTAGCTTGGACTAATTCAGTTGGTGGGTGGGATAGCCTAACTTTTACAGGAAGAACAGAGACAAGTGAAATGGTAACAGCTAAAGAATACCAAAGACAAATAGGTAATTGGAACGCGAGCACCTTTACGTATCTTCCTCAGGTAAGGGAAAAGCAAGCCTACCAAGTTCAAGCAAAGCTGAGTTACAAATTAGTCCATGTAGCTTTTTCTTTTGCGGAACTAAGTTTACTGCAGTATGCTTTTCGATCAGACAACCCTATGATAAGAATAGGAGATACAGGAGCATGGCAACCTGTAGTTATGAGTACAAAGAGCTATACTGTTAAAGAAGCTTTTAGCGGAATGCACAGCGTAAGCCTTTCAGTCGAACTAGCTCAGGTAATAAAATGCTAAGACTAACTCTATGGAATTTTGCGGAAACAACTCAACACACCATCGAGTTGTATCAGAACGCACCCGTAAATTTGAACTACCAATTTACAGATGTCACGCAAATCAACAAAACTAAAGGATCTTACACCCAGACTTTCAGAGTGCCTGCAACTAAGATTAACACGGACTTCTTTGGGGCTTTAAGTGATCCTGCGGTACAAACAAGTTCGTCTTTAATTATTGACAATTATAGTGTTAAAAAGAGAATACGTGCGGAAATAAATTACAACTCTGTGCCTTTAATGAGAGGGTACGTACAAGTAAAAGCGGTTTACAGACAAAAGAAAGACTTTGCAGACATCGAGCTTGTTTTCTTTGGTGAGACTGTAGACATGACAACGAAAGTTGGTGACAAAATGCTCACTGATCTAACAACCTCTACAATAGATCATGGACTAAACAATGCAAATGTTACAGGATCATGGGCAGGCGTTAGTGCTTTTCCTTTTGATGGAACTATCCGCTACGGGGTTATGGACAAGGGTAGAAATTGGAAAAATGAGGAGGGCACAGACAGTACAGGCTCATCACCTGAGTGGACTATTTTAGATGGGTTATGGCATGGAGACTTAACTCCTTACATCCGAACACAATGGATCTTTAAGCAGATTTTACTTGAGGCAGGGTACACCTATACCTCAGCTTTTATTGATGGCACAGCCTTTCAAGATAACTATATGCCTGCATACAATGGGCATATTGCACCAGTGTCTAGCACAGCAGATCCTGAGGGTGAAGTAGCGGCAGTTGGATTGGCTGCAGACATTACCATAACAAGCATCCAGGTTTTGCCTTTATTAGACACAACCTCAGGGGCTTATGACTTCGGGGGTAATTTTGATAACGGCTTGCATGCATACGTAGCTCCGTTTATTTGTGAGCCAACCTTTACACTAAGCACCTCAGCAACACCCTATACTTCTGCTGCTACAGGGAACATCTTAGAGTATGTAATTTTTAAGGTTTGGAAGTTTCCTGCAGGCTCAGGGGTTGGAGTGCAACAAGATGTCGGGCCTTTTTATGGATCGGGGCAAAACTCTTTTACCCTAGTTTTATTTACAGGTGATAGGGTTTACATTACAGCACAGCTTTCACCTAGTGCGCCTGGAGGAACTTGGGAGATTTTTGCAGGTGATGTAAACGGAAGCGAAACATGGTTGAGGGTAGACGATGTAACTTTTCCACTTACGGGAGGTACACTAAGCATGGCTCAAAATATGCCTACAATTAAGCAGGTGGATTGGATCAGAGGCTTGCAAACTATGTACAACCTAGTAATAGTTCCAGACAAAAATAAGCCTAACCACTTAGTCATTGAGCCTTTTGAGGATTACATGGCTACAGGAACAAGCAAGGATTGGACTAACAAAGTAGACTATACAAAAGATGTAGCGATTAAACCAACAACGGATATTCAGAAAAAAGAATATGCATGGAGTAATGACAAAGGGCAAGACTTTATTAGCATTTTGGTGCAGGAGCAACTTGCAAGAGTTTATGGAAGGCACAAGGTCACAGACCCAGGAAACGATTTTGCAGTTGGTGAGGAAACTTTACGCACTCCTTTTTCGCCTTACCTCATGAGTCACATACCAAGCACAAATTTTGTCATAAATAGGTGCATAACCAATGATGGGGCAGGGGTGCAAGAGCCAAACCCTAGGTTTGCGATGTGGTGCGGTCAAACAGGTACAATGGGGCAGTTTTATTTAAGAGACGATGCAGGAGTTGTAACAACCAACTCTGCTTATTACAGCTTGTTTCCTGTTTTTTCAAACTACTCAGCTATCACTCCTGGAATTAGTGATGACGACTTAAATTTCGGAACTGAGCCTGCCTTTTTCTTTACAGATGGGCATGCCTTAAATACACTTTACTACAAGTATTGGGCAGACTATGTTAATCAGCTATATTACAAAGACTCTAGGATCTTAAACTTATACATGACGCTTAATGATGCAGACATACAAGACTTTGAGTTTAGCGACAGAGTATACATAGAGGATACGTACTACCGAATAGACAAAATCTCTAATTATGATGCAACCTCAGGTGGTAGTACAAAAGTTCAACTAATAAAAATTATACAAAATGTAGCTGATTGTGCCAACATACCATCTTTCATAAATAGCTCAGGGATTGTACGCTTTGCAGGTGGAGGCATTAATTACGGAGACCAAAAATGCTGTGAACAATATGGCTATGTATGGAGGAAGAAGCTTGGCAGATGCTACACCGTACCTTCTCAAAACGCCCCTCAGGTGATCTAACATGAAAGACAAAGCAAGAACTATAATAGAGAGCATACAGCTCCTACAGAATGAGGGTAAAAAACCCTTAAAGCTACCCTTGTGGCACTACATCGTAGACTATAGCCTAACTGCTATCTTCCTTTCTGCGTATCTATATACTATTTACCTTATTATTTATTGGCTATGGGCATGAAGCAATGGATGACCTTTGGCATCAGAACTGAAGGAGCGAAAAAAGCCGAGAAGGACATAGAGGGAGTTGGAAAAGCTGCAAAAGAAGCATCGACAGAAACCGAAGCTCTTAATGCAAACTTTGAACAAGGAACAGATGCTTTAGATAAGATGACAGGCGGTGCTGTGTCTGCATTTAAGGGAGTAGTGGGAGGAGTCAAAAATGCGGTGAAAGGCATGATGACCTTAAAAGGTGCGATTATCTCTACAGGAATTGGTGCGCTAGTCGTGGCAGTTGCTACAGTAGCCGTGTACCTCACAAAGACTAAAAGAGGAGCAGAACAATTAGAGAAAGCGACAGCAGTCCTGGGTGCAACAATGAACGTGCTATTTGAAGCATTGATACCTGTTGGCGAGTTGATCGTTAAAATGTTTACAGATCCTCAAACAGCTATTGCGGAGCTAGAGGAGACTCTTGGCCCTTTAGGCAAGTTTCTAAACACTCTATTTACAGACCCTATGCAGGGAGTGATAGACTTTGGTAACATGATCAAAGATTACGTACTAGGGGCTTTCCAAAAAATTATTGAAGGAGCAGGGCTTATAGGAGGTGCTTTGGTT